GATCATTCAGTTCAAAGAGTTGAGCATTTGCGGTTCTTTCAAGTGCTTGCTCAACAGTCAAGAAGAGACGACGAACGTTAATTCTATCAAATGCTGATGCATATGATAGAGCAGTCTTATCACCATAAAGAATAACTCCAGTTCCTGGTTGGTTGATAATGGAATTAACTCTTAAAGGATAAAGTTGATCTCTTTGTGCTTTTGATGGATTATATGCAAGTTTAACTGCATTGTTTAGTACACCTCTTTGTTGACCAGCGGGGGAGAACCATGGATATGCGGTAATTGCAGTTCTTACCATCAGTCCAGCAACGTCACCATTGCATGGAATATAGCGGAAAGTATTGTTAAATCTATCATATGTGTACTTATATCCACTATCGAATACTGTATACGATGAAGATGAAAGTGGTGAGAAGAATTCAACTAAGTTGTTTGTCTGTGTTGTTGAATTGGTTACATTAACAACGTTAGCTCTATGTGGAGAAATAACTGCTAAGCAATCTTTTCTATTATTAGCAATCGAAATCAAATAATTTGCCTTTGCTTGTGAATCATACAAAACGGACAATCCTGGACCCATCAATAAGTAATCTACAGCAATTTGATCTTTATTTGAAAATAATTCATATGAAGTTATTAAACTTGATAACTCTGCAACCATTCCATTTGTTGTAGAATAATCAACTCCACCCGATAATGTATAAGTTACATTTCCGATTGCACTAAAAGTAATCCCCTGTGCAGGAACATTCCACTGTCCTCCAGACTGAGTGTTGGGAGTGAATGATGTTGAAAATCCTGTGGCTCTTGGTGTTGTATTATGATAAGAATCTGTTCCAACAGATGGATTGTCGCCAGCGTAAATATTTTCAGAAAAATCTGCAATGTAATTTTTCCAGAAAATTTTCTGAGGTGAGTTTACTGCAGAAACTGCATCAGTTGCTTTTGAAAGACCAATATGTTTTTCTAAAAGATTTCCTTGTATTCCTGTAATGGTTCCACGATCATCATAAACTACAACGTGAATTTCATCATTTTTACAATTTCTTTGAGAACTATATGAAGAAGTTCCTGGTTTTGGTGCAATAGATTTCCAATAAACTGTTGAATTTGTTAATCCAATAGTTTGTTGATCATACCAATCTAACACTGTAGAAGCAGTAGAACTTGTTCCTGTAGCAATTCCCGAATTATTGAAAAAATTCAAAACATCATTAACCACATATGATGAAGCTCTATCAGATTGTCTATAATCAATAGAAGTTTCTACTCCAACTGAAGAAACTCTAGAAACAATTTTAACGTCAATACTACTGTTTGCATTTGTTGCGTCAGTGGTAACACCCGTGATTATACCCTTCACATATCCAGTAAAATTACTTGTTGTACCATCTCCGGGAATTGTAACTCCACTCATCGAAACTGTCACACCATTTCCAACAACTGCTCCTATATTTTGAAGATTAGTAGTGGTAATTCCAATTATTTGATCGGCTTTATCGTCAATAACACAAACCTTTAAATTATTTGCCCAAGAACCCGGGTTCTTTGAAGAAAAAACCCAAGATACACTATCAGCAGAATAATTTGAAGTATAGTCATCATAATTTTTAATTTTTAATGTTGTATTGGCCATGCCAACAGCAGCATTTGCGTTATTTAAAGAATCATCATTTGATCTAACAACTTTTAATACTCCACCATAGCTGAGGAATGATGATGCGGTCATCCAATATTCATATTGACCATCGGTTGATAGTGGTTTTCCAAATGTATTGATTAATTGATTTTCCGTTGCAATATCGATTGGTTCATCGACAGGACCTTTAACGAAAGGGCCCGCAATTGCTCCGATGTTATCGAGAACATTATCAGCTCTCCCTACTGTTAAATCAACTTCCCTGATAAGTACACCAGGAGATAATTGAGGAGTCGCCATGTTTTTCTCCGTTAGACTCAGTTTATCTAAAAAATATTTATTAAAAAGTTACTTTTCACTGGGAAAACAATGCATGAACACCTACCAGTCCGGATATTCCCATAAAATGTTTTGATTTTTTAACTTTCTATTTACTAGAACTCGATTCTTTGTGCATTCTTTACATTCGTAAGAATACGCGGAAACTGAGACTCCCTTTCTAATTCTATAAAAATCTTCAATTAAATTTTTTTCTTTATGGCAAGTCCTACACTTTCTTTCGGTAAAAAATAAATGCCCAAGTCTTAACTGGCCATCTAAGTCCATTATCGATACTCCCACATGTATGCGCGATCTCCATATTCGTCTGTGAACCATCTATCACCATCTTCATCAACAAAACTTCCTTCATCTGTTCCATCAACAATAAATCCAAAAGGAGACATGTCTTGTTCTATCTGATTCTTCTGTTCTTCATAGAGACGCTTACGAACGTCCTGATCAGTAAGTTCTTTAAAGTAATCTTGTGCGACCAACCATGCGTAAATTACAAGACACATTGCTAAGTCATCATTACATCCTTCTTCTGCTTCAAAAGAGTTATGCTTTTGAATAAAGGTTGTAAGTTCACTCATAATCTCATAATCATTGAAGATGAGTTTATCTTCTTCAATCATTGTCTTTAAATTGAGGCATCCAACTTTTTTGACTGCCTTAGACATCTTAACTCCAAGTTGAGTCTTTTTGCCAGAGAATCCTTGACCTACAATTTGTCCAGCACGACCACGCATTGAACACATCAAGAGATTATTGTATTCTAGATCATAATGAATAATTGATGCTACCTGATCTCCAACATCATTGACTTCACATAGAATAAACGCATCATTATAACTCTTAGCTAACTCAACAATGACGCTTGGAAAAAGCATTGGTTTGATTTCATTGTTTCGATATTTTGCAACAACTCTATGTGGAAATTGTGTAATGTCTACGACGGTAAATGCTGAGTAATCGTTTCCTACGCCTCTGGCTACGTCCACAGTGATCAAATAGTCGTGTTCTTCAATAGGATCCACATATACGTCTAAACCCGCGCTACGGGTCTTAGGATGGTCATAAACTAATGTTCTAAGTTTGCTTGGTGCAATAAGAGTATCAACAGATCCAAGGAATTCGCATTCAAACTCAACCTTGAATTGTTGTTCGGAAGTGTTTGCAATTGTTTGTTTCTTCCATTCATCATCTCTTCCAGGAACTTCGGACCAATGAACATCTGTAAAGATATACTCATTCTTTCCACGCTCAGCATCATGCCACATACGGTAGAAGTGATTCATACCGTGTGGTGTAGATACAATAATTACCTTTGTCGATTTACCCGAAGTAATCGTAGGATAGACTGATGCAAAGAAAGAATCTGCAATGTGATTTGGAACGAACGCAAATTCGTCCAAAAATAGGATATTGAAAGACATACCACGAACCGCAGAAGCAGAAGTAGAAGCAGCCAAGATCTTACTTCCGTTCTCCAATTCCAGAGAACCTTTATTCCAGGAGATGATTCCTTGTTGCATCCACTTTGGTAAGTTTTCATACGCTGTTTGCAAACGATCTAAGAGTTCTCTTGCTGTTGCAGCTTTGTTTGCAAGGATACCTATATTTACATTATCATTGAACACCGCATAATGTAAAAGAAAAGACACCACAGTTGTAGACTTACCAGTCTGTCGTGGCATCTTACAAATATTGAATCTATGTTGGTGAAAGTTATTAACTAACTTTTCCTGAAAAGGATACATATTAAAATGTTGCAATCCTTTATCAAGAGTTACAATTTTTACATAATTTTTTGCAAAATATACTGGATCTTGCTTACACTTTACAAACTCAAGAATTTGATCTTGTGTAAACTCGATTGGTGTATTAGCTTTTTTTAATAATGGATTACCAAGATACTGTTCACTCATAAAAAATTACCTTTGTTCAATCCAGTTTAGAACCGCAAGTGCTGCTTTGTTAGTATTAGGACTTGCACAAGCAAGAGTATAAGTATCACTGATTGTTCCAATACCACTTCTACCTAATTGAAGTGCTGCTTTAATATCGAGATCAACTAGAGTCCCACCACTACCACCAATCACAAAACCACTCAAAAGATCGCTTCCACCAGATACTGCTGTTTGAGTTATATTGTATTGCATAAAGGAGTTTGGATCTGGATGATCTACCCAAGTCCCCCCAGTCAGTGTTGCATTTTGTAGAAGTTTCCAATACACATTTGTATTATCATTGGTTGCTGCCTGTAATGATCTCAAAAGCATCACACCAGTTAGGTTATTTGACTTTAGACGGATACTTATAATTGGATAGAATGTATTTGCCACTGCCATCGTTGTCCCTGTGATGGGATTGGATATACTCAAAAGAGTTCCAAGTTTCTCTGGTTCTCCTTCCTGAATCAAAGAATTAGAACCCTGATACATGTAATGAGTTCCTGCAACACCAGTTACATTTTCTATCTCAAGTCTAATAGGTAAGAATGGAGTAGAACACCACACTCCTGGATTTGTATT